ATCCATTCCAACTCTGCCGGAGCGCAAAAGGTAACTTGCAAACAACCATATTCTTTTTGAACCATTCATTATCCGTTTCTGGATCGCCATAATAATCAATAATTTCTTCAATACCATCCGGTATATGTTTTAATATAATCATCATCCCCCTCCCGCCATAATCACAACAATTACTCGACCGACTAACGCACCGCCGCCCGCTAGTCCCAGGGCATATATTATTTTCGCCGCCAATTTCCCGCCCCTATTTTTTAGGTTTTGTAATCCTATCTCGACATTCCCAACACGTTTATGGGCGACGTTAATATCCTTATACATTGTGGCAATGTCGTATTTGTTAAAAACTTCCAGCATCTGTTTTACTCGGTCAGCTACTACCGCAAGAATTTTCCCCTCTTCTTCTTTTACAGTTTCTATTTTCGCCAGGCGGACGGTCAGGCTCCGATGTTGAGAAAGTATAGTCATATCCATTTCTGTTTTTCGGTTAATAGCACCGTGCAAGTTTTCAAATTTCTCCGTAATACTATTTTCGTAAGCAGCACGTTTTTCATCCTGAAGGTTACTCCATTCCTCAAGCCGCTTGAAAAATCCGTCTGTTTGTTTTTCTATGATATTCATCCGGGTTTCGATATCGGTATTAATTGTGGCTTATAGTTGATCCATTTTATTTAACCCTCATTACCCCTTTACAGCCGTTGTCTTTTCCTCAAGTGCTTGCACTTTCGCCTGCAACTCTTTTACGATATCCGGCATAGCTTCTTTATTTGCTGCCTCTGCTCTCTCTGTATCTATCTTGGCCGCTTTGACGGCATCAATTGTAAAATCATAATTCCAGGCATCACAATATGTCTGGTCTTTAGGCAGTTCTAATTCATCAACAATCTTATATTCAGCACCTTTCGGTATGTCCTTCATGGCTCCTGCAATACCATGAGCAGGAGAAATAACCGCTATTCCTGTTTCTGTTTTATATACTATTACTTTCATGGTTAACTCCCAAAAAATGCTAAAAGGATATAATCTGAGTCAATGTTGGTTCCGGTATCTGTCCGTTCAGTATTCATTCGCATTGATCCTACTGCTGCTGTAACCGGAGTGGTGTGCCGAGCTGACCCTGAATGGCCTGCCGAACCCACCATTACATAATTTACATCACTCATTGCATTAATGAAGTTAATCGTATAATCCCCTGACGCATTATATGTAACACTTGACACGTTAAAACTGTCTGCAATTGCTACTGGCGCAACACCGTTGAAATTGATCCAGGCTTTGGCGATGTTTTTAGCAACATTGCCGCCAACTATTAACCATTCTGTTGCATCACATACTATTTTTGCAATTGAATATTGTTCAGCCAATTTTACGGTTGTCGCACCATTTATGGTTTCCGCATCCTCACCATCCACCGTTACCGTTCCACTCGCAGCCGCATTTATTATAGTCAATTCCCTTGTGCCATTCGATAAAGCGGTCGGCAGGGTTATAGTCGCCGATGCTGTTACCAAAACAACCTTGTATCCATCATCATCCAATACTGTATAATTCACCGATGTGGTTTTAATCGCATTTGCTATTAAATCATAATTGGTTTTTATATCTTCTGTGGTTCTCCCGCTACCAGCCAAATCGATAATATTATCCATTAGCCGGTCATAATCCGATTTGCGAGTTGGTGCACCTAGACTAACAGTACTGGTATCGTAGGCCATTAAGTTTCTATACCCTTATCCTCTTCGCCCCATAATACCCAAATTGATACTGTGGCTGAATCGGTACTTTTATTAAGCGCTCTGAATATATAAACGGTGGAAGTATCTAAAATATACTCAGCTCTACCAGGGCCATCTCCACCGCCAGTATCGCCCTTCTTATCAGTACCACCACCGAACACCTTTTCATTTATTTGAGTCGCCGCTCCAAGTGTTACTGTTGCCGAGGTTTCCACGGTCACGGTTGCTTCTACAGTCGATAGCCGATTCCGATTAATCGGAGTAAAACTGGTATCACTAGTTGATGTAGTCGGAGTTTCATAAACCTGCAATCGACATTGCCCACCTTCTACCCAGCTATAGGCTTTCAGAACATGGATATACGCTGTTGATCCAGCAGGAGTCCTAAGTACAATATCATAACTTCCATCTGTGGCAACATGCTCCTTAAGCCCCCATGCGGCGAATGCCTTACCATTATGAATTGCATTACCCGCATGGTCGATTGTCTTTAAGGATTCGCTTACAAAATCAAAAGGCAACAAATGCTCATATCCATCCTCGTCTGTATAATGTACGAGGTCATAAAACGATTTCAAACTAGTCTTGGTCATTTTTTCTCCTATATTATTCTATTGCAATTAACTGCAATATTCAATCCTAAATTGTAAAGCCGGTTTATAATTATCATTTTATACCTATTTTAATTTCGGTGCCAGACTCATCCCATAATTCGTGATCCAATCTTTTTTGAATACACCAATCATTAATCGTTGGATGACTGCAATAATGCTCTATCTTAAAATAGAATATTGAATAATCCAATTTATATCCAACAGTATAGATTGATCTTAACATGCTACCTACCAATGGGAAATCATCTATCAAAAAAAATGTTTTAACTCCTGCATAAATATCATTTTCAAATTTCCATATATCAAAAACATAACCCACATTAATATTTGTGAAATACCATTCTCTTTCTATGTTTTTCCCAATATCTGCATTTCCATATATCTGCGCAGATAAAAAAAATGTTGTTAATAAAAACAATAAACAGACAATTTGTAATTTTATTTCATTTATATTTGATATATGTTTCATATCAAATACTCGATTGGGTGTGAAATATATATATCAATATCGGTATGCGCCACTGTAAACTGTGCCTTATAATCACTGCTTAACCATATCACACATTGCATTATTTCAAAAGTATTATAACTAAGCTCATGACTTCTTTCTGTATCTGCGCTCGGCGTATTCGAAATATTAGTATCGCCGCTTTTGCGATAATACACACCGCCATCATGCGTCATTTGTGTAAACATTACTCTAACAGCTTTTGTTCCTGTTGGTATTCCCGTAAAAGTAACTTCTAATCCTGCACTGAAAGAATCGGCAGAGGCCCAGGTCGTCTTCTCAGCCATGTAGCCCGTAGATGGATTTGCAATTTTATGCCATGAAACAGAATTTAATTTTAACCAATTTAATCCATTAGATATTATTTTAACAAAATCATGCCGTTGCATAAGCTGAACATTTGAAAAACCATCGATAGTTTCCGCATTTTCACCTTCAATAGTTACTGTTCCGCTTGCACCAGCATGCATGATGGTAATCTGTCTATCTTCATTATCGGCTGCTGTAGGAAGGCTTATTGTACTAGATATTGAAACATAAAAAAGAGCATATCCATCATTATCTAAAATGACATGATTTGCCGACACACTCTTGGAATTACGATGTTTTTTTATTTCAGCAGCATTATAAATCGTATTATCTAACAATTGATCAAAATGAGATTTTTTTGTTGATTCACCTATACTAACCGTACTACTCAAAAAAGCCATATTATCCCCTTACCAAAAAAGTGAAAAACCCAAAGTTGAAACATCGCTGGTATCAATAAATCCATCATCATCAACCCAAAATCCCCAGGCCGATTTTGCATAGACTTTTTTATCATCTGACCAGCTATCATCCCATGCCGTTGCCGTACCGCCACCAACTGAATCCGGAAAAGTAAAAGTTTCATCAGTCCAGTGCCCTACACGGTCACCCACAGATTTCAAATCATCGACAGTTACCTTATATTCAGATTTATCAAAATCTTTTTCAATCTTTTGTATCTCTACATTTTTCGCAGACAACCAATCATAATCACTATCCGCCCGCCGGCGTCTAAAAGAAAGTTGAAATCTATCGCCAATATTTTTATCAGCTAATGCTAGTTTGGTTTTAAATGACATCATTATGGTTGCATTTCTGTATAACAATTCCATGTGGCTCAAAAATAAATTAACCCCAGCCTGTGAACTCAATAAGGTAGGTATCGTCCTAGTTTTTTTAATATCATAAACATATTCTGTTTGACTGGTTGTATTTTGGTCATAAGAATAAGTTCCTTTTGACCAGTTTTTTCTCCAGCCACATCTAACAGTTTTTCTTATCTCATCGGTTACTGCCCACATTTTAAAATCTTTAATATCTATATCACTAATTAATGTCGGATCAGCAGGCATATCAACATTCCAAACCGATCCTGAAAATTCGCCTTCATTATTAGTATAGAAATTGCCCATAATAGATTTCATTATATCGGCAGATAGCTCCAGGCCGGATTGATATTCTCCAACAAACAATCCTATATCAGCAGAATTATTCTCCGCCTCTGCCCTCGCTGCGGCCCTTGCTGTAGTATCCCAATCACCATCAACGATACCTAGCAATTCAGTTATTTCCTGTTGAATATCTATTGGATTTGAAATTACAGTACCACTCATATATCCAATAACATCTGCAGATACTGCATCGCCGGAAGTGTATATGGTGCTTGGCAGATTAAAGGTTGCTGCTGTCATATTAGTGGATGTCGCTGCAACTTCTTTATCCTCTACATAAACAGTTGAAATTGCATTAATCGAATGTGTTGAAGTATCGCATAATTTAAAATTATAAGTACTGGTAGCTTCCGCTCTATTCGTACAGACAACAGGCACCCTATAACACGTACCCCACAAATAAGGTATAGGTTTCCCAACATCTTCAGAATCTAAATTAGGATATACAGCTTTTGTAAATCTGTTTAATGGCAAACTATTTTCAATTTCTTTTTTCCTATCTTCAAAATCAAGAACAATCCCTCCCGTTGTCATAGACTTTTTAACAATTTTACCGTTAAATTGAGATTCATATTCCGTATATGGTAAATCTTCACCGCCGATTAATACAACAATTTCGGCATTTTCCCAGGCATAGCTTTCAAAAATATTATCAAAATGCCCTCGATCATTATATAACTTTACTGTCCCATTGCTTATTATTGATATGCCCCAATATAATTCAGGTTTATCTTGTACTATTTTCGGTATTCCGGCTACAAAAGGTTCATAATAATAATCGTTAAATATTTTCGCTTCAGTGCCATAATAGAGTTTATATTTTGCTACTATTATATTTTGGTATGGTGTGCCGGAAGTAGATTGCAGATAAATATAAGTTCCATCGTAATACCAAGACCCAGCAGCAATCGCAGCAATAGATGTTTTTTCTGTTAAGGTTACACCATCCTCAGTTATAGATTGTACATGAATTGTGCCGACTTCATATCTGTAAATACTCCCGGAATATAAAACCCAACCAGTTATTTTTTGCGATGGTTGTATTTCAACTAAAAATATCTTTTTGGTTCCTGGAGTACTTATTAATCCTGCAAAAGTCATTATACTCATTTTTGTTGCCTAAATTTTAAATCCCCTAAATTAAACATAGTGGTATTTTTTAATCTTTTAAATACTGGATCACCTAATAAATAAACATATACAGTACTTGTCGAAACATTATTATCAAGCGAAACATAAAACGGCTTATCATTACCAACTTCATCCAGCATATTCTCGAATCCGATCTTTGTTGCATTATCATAATATTGATCAAGTACTGGAGTCGGTATTGTATATTCTAATAACCGATCTTTCTTATCAAAAAACGAAGCTCCAGCCTGGCTAATAAATACTGTCGATCTGTGATCAAGTTTTTTGTTTCTAAATGAAATTACATTCGTTGCTTGATAGGTTGGTGAAAAATATGTTCCCGCCCACAACCGGCCAATATCAGAATAACTTTTATCTCGATCATAAAAATATAATTGCAAAGCTTTATAATTAGCTTCAGTAAATTCAATTGATATTCTGTCTTCGGTGTAGGCCACCGTAGAACTCAAGGTAATTGTCGAGGTTATATTCCAGCCACCTTCAAAATCTGTTGCAGTCGAATCAGTTCCCCTCAGTCTTATTAATACTGTACTGCTAAAATCATGCTCATCAATAATTAAACATGATACTGCATTAGTTGCGGTTAAACTTATAATTATTTCATGTTCATTTCCTAAAGTAGAAGATGTACTGGTATAATTCGCCGCACCCGTCAAACTCGCACCTTGCCCAAATCCGGTTATTACTGCCACTGTTGTATTTTTATAATCGGTATCTCCAAACATCAAACTGAAGGTCCCGCTCGCCCGGGCAATGTTAAATGTATGGGTAGATGTATTATAGGTTACTGCATGATTTGATTCTCCAACACTATTTAATCCGGAAGCCATTTTGATTGCCAGGGCAGCCGCTGTATAAGTTCCAGATGGTATTCCGTAATTTACAACCGTTCCAGTTGAAGTATCTAAAAATGGTAAATTATCATTATTTCCAGTAATAACAAAATTACTATCCGTTCGCCATACTTTTGACAGAATAGAATTCTGAACATTAATAGCAGGGAGTGAAGCCAATTGAGAACTGTAACTATAGACAGTCCCCAAATCAATTTCATTTATATATTTATAATGTTTTATGCTCATATATTAGACCTTATCACTTTCGGATTAAGTCTGAAACTGCCCCGGTCTGATTCTTCGGTTAAAAATTCTATTATTGCCCTTCCCACTTCTCTATCGCTTATTTGTATTAATACAGGCATGGGGTTAATAGTAATCCCACCATTACCTTCATCATCATTAATCGCTTCCAAGGTATCCATATTCTTTGATGTTGCCTCTTTATTCACAACATATTCGCCGCTGGTTAAGGCTACCACATTTGAGTCAATACCTGGTTTGCCCTGGAATAATCCTCCAGAATCTTTTCCAGGTATTGTTCTTTTCTTTTCTCCTACTAATCCGCCCTTTTCCAATGCTTCAATTAGCATAGCTCCAGTAAAGGCAGCTATACTACCAGCAACCGAAGCAGCCGCTTTCCCCCATTGAAATAATAAAGCATATCCAACAGCAGCTATAATAAGTTGCTGTCCAATCGCTTTCAATATAACAGAAAATAAATCTTTAACTGCGCTTTTAATATTTTCGCTCATAGTCTTTGTAATATCAAAAGCACTTTCAAAAGCTGCAGTAAAAGAAGTAGCAAGAAAATCACTCCATCCAGAACCTTCCTTTTTAAGATTCTTAAAAGATTCTGCCATATCAAAATTAGCATCCGTTGCATCTTCAGTTGCTTTTGTTTGTTTTCCAGTTGCTTTTGTTCTTATTAATGTATCATTCGCTAATTTCAATTCTGATTCAGCAACACCATCTATAGTTATTTTATACTCAGCCGCCCGTTCTGTGGATTTCTTTTCTTCTGCCTCTTTTAATTTATAATAATCTGCATATTCGATTTTTAAGAATTCAATAATATCAGCTTCTGCAATTCCCAATTTTCGCAATGCTATTTCATGAGCTTTTATTCTATCCTCTTCACTCAGCTGCGCTTCACGGATTGCCGCCATAACCCCTTCAACAGCAGCTAATCTTTGACGTTCTGCCGCTGCCGCATCCCTAGCCGCCTGTTCTCTGGTTTCATCTGCTTCTATTTCTTCTAATAGTCTTTTTTGCGTAGCTATGTTTGCTTCTAATTCTGCTTTGGCTTTTTTTTGTGCTGCCAATTCTAATGCTGTATCAGCCGCCAATCTTGCTTTTTTATTTTCCTCTACTATTTTTATTTCTTTTTCTATTTGATTAATTTGGTTTTGTTTCCCGATTCTCTGCATTTCTCCCAATTTAATACCATTAACAACAGCATCAGCAATATTATCATATTCTTTTTTTGCGATTGCCAATTTCTTATTTAATATTTCTTGTGCATCGGAATAAGTATCTATATCTTTAGCAGTGCCCTTTAATGCTTCAGATAATATTTGTTGATCTTCTTTAAATTCTTTAGATGCTTGTACGACTTTTGTTATTATCCATACTAAAGTGGTTAATCCTGCTATAATTAAACCTATTGGCCCTGCCCCCAATGTAAAAGCTAAATTTAACGCTTTAATAGCAACAACCGCTTTTTGCGCTACCATTAAACTTCCTATCGCAACAGCAGCAGCAAAAATAACATCTTTCCACTCTACGATTATTTTTACAAGATTGGTTATTGTTTCTAATAAATCTTCAGCAAACTTTATAAATCTATCTTGGTTTTCATCCAACCACTGCCGGAATGCATCAACAATATCCTTGACTGTCGGTAATAATTCATTACCCATATTTATACTAACAGCCTTAAGGGTAGCTTTAAGCCGATCCCACGCAACCTGCATAGTTCCAGATTGTTTTTCCCAGGCTTCCATGGTAGGGCTACCATCAGCAAGAATATCAGTGAAGATTTTCATTTCATCGCCCATACCACTAGCAGCAGTTATCACAGCCGTTAATCCCCGGACATTCGGGAATAATTTAGTCAATACATCTGCCGGCAAATCAGCCAAATCATCCATTACACCTTCAAATCCATGTGCTTCAATAGCCGATAATCCGAATTCAATTCCCAATTCTTTAGCTATATCTGATGCTTCTTGCGTTGGTTTTAATAATCCGGTTATTGCACCTCTTAAAGCTGTTGCTGCTCGTTCACTACTTAAACCATTCCTGGTTAAAACAGCCATCATCGCCCCGAGCTCTTCCATGCTAACCCCGGCTTTTGCTCCAAGAGTGGCTACAGTTCCCATGGTTCCAGCTAATTCGCCAAAGGTTGTTTTACCCCTCTTAACTGTGGCGAACAACACATCGGAAATATATGCAGCATTTTCCGCTTCCAAGCTATAAGCATTAAGTAAAGTGGTAATAACATCCGCCGCCACCCCCGTATCGGTCATACCAGCCTTAGCAGCAAGCAGGGATGTATTTAAAACACCCATCGCTTTATCAGCCGGAATACTTGCAGACAATATATCATATAAACCTTTAGTTAATGTTTTGGTTCCTTCTCCAAAGGCTTTACTGGCTGTTAGGATTTCTTTT